AAATCTAAGCGACCTCGACACCTCAAAGGCCCCAGGAGCTGCCCCAGTAGCAGTTGCCAACAGCGGTGAAGAAAGACTCCCAGGAATCGTCATGAGCTGGCCTTAACGTCGAGGTGTGCAGTAATCATAATTTTCTCGTCTGACATCACCGCATAAGCCAAGATTGTCACCGCGCTTGCCGTAGCAGTAACGGTCGGGATCGTACCACCAACAAAGCGATAGTTACTTCCAAAGCTCAAGGTTCTGCCGCCAGTCGAATCCTGACGAACCTCAATAAATCCTGTCTGGCCTTCAACCACATTTGTTGGGTTGCCAAGTGCTCTGTTACCACCGAGCGTGACAACGTAATGCACGTTGTCATCTGCATCAATTGCAATCGTAGCCGCATCGGTCAGCGTCGTAATCGCGCCACGAACACCACCAGTGACAACCTGACCATTTGTTGTCTCAGTCGTCAGCAGATAGCTAGCAAAACCAAGGTTCCCGCTTGCGTCAGTTTTTAGTGCTTGGTTCGCCGTGCCATCAGCAGTCGGCAACGTAAACGTGACGTTACTGGCAACAGTTGCTGCAGCTTGAAGCGCCACATAATGGCTGCTATCAGCATCAGCAAACCGCACATCAGATTGCGCGTTCAGTGTGATGTCACCCGTGAACGTTGCGCCAGACGCTCCAACCAAACCAAGGTTGGTTGATGCCGTGCCAAGACTGACAAAGCCGTCATTTGCGGCATTGCGAATCTTTAGTGTTGCTGGAGTCGTGCTTGTATCCAGAAACAACATGTGAGCAACTAAGTTGCTCGGTGCTGTTGAGCCGCTATTCAGAGTCTGAACTGCACCCAAAATTGAGTTCAGCTCGGTGCGAAAGTTCGCGCCTGACTGGTTAGCAAGTGAATAATCAGTTGCCTGTGCCATTAGGTGATCTCCTTACCGTGACCCACGGCCTGATAATCGATGGTCCTATCCACAATTGTACCTCCGGAATTTTTCGTGGCGATAGTGAAGCCAGTCCGGCTGACACTAGTCAACTCGAAGAAATCACCTGTTGCCATGTTAGTTGCCGTGACTGTCACGCTTGGCACGCTGTAGAACGCAGACGGGAATGTAATCACCTTGGCACTCGTTGTAGTGCTGATGTTGCGTTGCTGTTCAGTCCGGCGTTGCAGGCTCACTGTTACGCCAAGGCTTTCAACAATTGGATCCTGTGAGTCGTTTTCAGTTTCCATTTCAACCTTGAACTGAAAGCCGCGACCACGCTTGGTTGAGTTGGCAAATGGCTCCCACGTTCCAAACGTCGGTGATGCGCTTGGGTCGTCCCCTGTAGAACGCACATAAAGTTCAGCGTTTGTACCTGACAGGTCATCAGCGTCAATGTCATCCCAAGTGTCAATATTGTCGTTCCGTGAATCCCAGAAATCATCAGGGTTAATCGTCCGAACTTTTAGATTTGACAGCAGCTCAACGTCGTACTTGGCCCCTAAATCAAGAGTGTTGGCAAAAATGTAACTGCCAACCGAAACGACATTGCCAAAGAAATCGATGTTGGTGACGCTGTCAAAATCAACGATGTCATCGATCAAGCCATCAGCCTGGAGCGTGATGCCGCCTTCTGAAACGCTGTTAAATGCTTGCGAGAACGTGCCAGGGAAACTTGGACTTTCGGTGTAGGTCTGCACCACCTCAAGGTCTTGCGGCTCAGGTAGCTCAACCAACACGCTTGGAATGCCTGCAAGTGGCGCATAGTTGCCAGATGAATCTTTAGCGCGAACTAGATAATGCCCATCTTTCAGCGGCACAATTTTTCGTGTCGTGCTGCCGTTTACTGCAGGGACGATCTTTTCACTTTCAGCCCACTTGATTTCGCCCGTCGTGCGTGGATTGTGGCGAATCTCAATAGTGCCGCCAATCTTGACATCTAGGCTGGTTGCAACAGGCCAGTGCAACTCTGCAGTGTGCTGATCAATTGGTGTGATGTTTAGGCTTGTAATATTTTCTGGCGGGCTGCTCTTGCCAACAGTCGTAATCGTTCCGGTCGTTGCAGAAGAACGACGCTTGCCTGTTTGCGCTACATCAAGCCCGTAGCCAATTGCAGTGACCGAAACGGTGTACGTTCCAACCTGGCTGTCTAAAATTTGATGCCCAGTATTGGTAACAATATGGCGCTCTGCGTTATCGCTATCCAGAAAATATTTGACTTCATATTCGTTAGCTCGTGTTGACTGTTGCCAATTAACATTTACACGTTGCAGAACTTTGTCACCCTCTTCGTATAAAACTTCGCTCAGCGTTAGGTTGGTAACTGCATCTGGTTTTTCAGCGATTTGAGTTATATCGCGTGGCGCAAACGCATAGCCTTCTTCAATTACTGAATATTTGTCGCGCTCATGAGCTAACGCCGTAACCGCATACGTTGACTCATTCTCCTCAACAGTCACCACACGCCAAAGGCTCAACCCCAGGCCGGTGTAGCCAATAGCAAATGGAGCGCCGGTCAGTGGTGCTTTGTTTAGCGTTGCGCCAGGAGTAATCGTGTTGCCTGAAATGGTTGAGTTATTAACCGCCTGCATCGTTCCATCTCTTAAAACGATGTTGAACGTGAATGTGCTTGGTGCTTGCTGACCAAACATGTCAACATCACTTCGATCAATCTTGACTGAAGTGGTCGTAGATCCATCAATAACTCGACCGCCGACAGTCTTACCAGCGCGGACAGGGTCAGCAACTTTAATAAAGTCACCAGGGCGAACAATAATGCCCGCAGCCATGTCAGTCTCAAACGAGCAAACCTCGCTCTCATTGTGTGTTGTGTAAAGCAACCACAACCCAAGGCGACGAGCTTGACCTCTGCTTGTGCAAGCAAACGCCGTAATACTGTGCTTGTTATATCCGTATTTTTGCAGTGGTTTAAACGAAGTTGAACTTAGCTCGACAAGTTCTTGGACATAGTCACGCAAATCGTTGTCAAAGTATTTGACAGCGACGCAAGTCGGCCTATTTCTAAGACTTGAGCCTGAATAGCTAAACCCAGCATCTGTAACATTGGTCTGGTTAAATTGATATGCAAAATCTTCAGGGCGATCTTGTGCAAGCGTTAGCCCGCCTGACTCCCAATAAGACATCGCTCTGAATACAGAGCACATTTCTTGAATTAGCTTGTAAGCGTCTTGCTGCGTTTGAAGTAGTACGTTGCAGCTAAATCGTGGTTCTGTGCCGCCTTGGCCGTCCTCAACCAATTCCGCGCAATATGCGCTTGCTTGTTGGAAACTGTAAATATCTAAATTGGTTGCTACATCAAACTCAAGATCAAAATAAACTTTTTCTCCATCGCCTAACGTTACAAAGCTGCCATTTGCGTCTTTTTTGCCTTGTGTTGCTTCTAGCAGCTCGACTGGAGTCAATATTTGAGATCCAAGGCCATATCTTGTATTTGTAAGCAAGTCATACAAAATCCAAGCCGGATCTGTGGTCCATTTAGGAATCACACGTTTAGTAACGCCATTAACATGCCACGCACCAAGAAACGTTCCGCTATAGCTCAATGAGCCGTCTGCGCGAACAGTAGCGTTGTGTGGAATGCGAACTTTTTTCCCTCTAATCTTGTAACTACGCTTTGGAATACTTGGGAATTGTTCGGCGTCAAGTTTCAAGCCAACAACCGCACTGTTGGGAAAACGCGTTGCTTCTTTAATCTTTTCCGTGTAGTCGTACCAAACTAAATCATCGTTTTGGCTGATTGTATCGTCTGAGTCAAAATATTCCTGACGCGTTCTTATGACACGAATGTCAACCGGAAAAGATCCGGCAGGGTCTAAAACAATTAGATGTCTGCGTTGATATAAATCTGGTGTAAAGCCTTCTATCGTAACTTGATCTTCGAGAGTTTGGTATCCGCCACCGTTGTATTGAATCTGTATCTTGTACCTTATTTTTACGCCTTTTACATCACCATTCTTTTTGTTGCGTGTTATCGATGGCGAGCCAATAGTTAAACGCACCTGATTGACATCAGTGTCAGTAATTTGCCTGGTAACAGGCGCTCCATCAGCAGTGTGAGCCCCTCCGCTGTGGCCGCTTGGCTTTGGTGCTCTAGGCACCTCCACCCCAACAGAAATTGTTCTTTGGTTTAAATCACCAACATTGTCCAAAAATCTTTGAGTCTGCGTGCCTGTACGTGTCTGAATAACTGCGTCACTCATCTCAAAATTAAGCTGCTCAACAATGTTGGCATCAGTAATTTTTGAATTTTGAGATACGCTTGCAGCTGCTCCAAGAACAGGCGTATTATTAAAAAAAGTATCTTTTAACGCGGCAATACTGTAAGCCTCAGAATCAAAAGTAAGACCGGTTGCAGACGGAAAACCTTCAATGGGGCCTTCACTTAAAAGATCGATTATTCGGGCAACCTGTACCGAATCTAAATTGTCTTTTGCCATTCCTAGAGTTCCTCCACGTTAAGGCCAGCAGAAATCACGACACTGCCAACAAGAACCTCACCGTAAGCAACTGGGACCGGAACGCCTTCTCTTGAGACGTTTTGCACGCCAGAAAAACTAAAATTGTTGCGTGGATCGCTGTCCCCATCAGGGCCTACCGGCACGGGCGTAAGCAGTTGCGCCGTTCCAGCAAGCACCAAAGCAAGACCAATATTTCCCGCAGCAATTGATAACGTCAAAGCCGTTCCTGCAGTTACACCTGAAGCTGCACCAAACCCAGCAGCGCCAAAAGCCAGTGATGTGCCTCCAGTCACAACCGCTAGCCCAATCAATGCAGCACCAAGCAATATTGACCCCCCACCTCTTTCAAAAAAACCGCCACCACCACCGCCAGCCCCAGACACAATCGGGATGATGCTGATGTCATCAGTTTGCCCAACCGGGTAACCCAACTGCTCAGGATGGTCCACTAACTGCAAGTCGTTCCGTCCCACTGCAACCTTGTAGTACCCGTCGCGCATCAACCCACGCAGCTCAGGAAAATTACACAGCAAAAAACGCATCGCCTCTGCTGGTGTACGCGCTAATGCTTCAAACGTGCTTTGGCCGAGATGCTCTGCCAAGTGCCCGTAAACCTTGACCTTGCGGAGCATCGCCTCTTAACCGCCGTACCTAACAATTCTACCGGTGACTCCTTGCCAATAACCATCCCAATAATCGCGTGACGACAGTCTGTTTTGCAATTGATGCAGCATTTTGCCTTCTCCGATGTAGACCGCCACATGGTTTAAACCCGGCGAGCCGTCAAGCTTCATAAACAACAAATCACTCTTTTGTGGTTCTTGCGAGTCAGCCTCAACAAAGCCTGTCTCGGCAAAGCAATTTTCAAACAACGGCGATTGCCTAAAAGCATCGTGGCTGGTTGGCCGCGACCAATCGCGCAGCTTGATCCCTAACTTCTGTTTATACCAGTCGCGGACAAGAGTCCAGCAATCAGAAACACCCCAAACCCACTCACGACCGACTAACGGGGCTTGATAACCAGATGGCTCGATTCGACACCAAGCACCATCCAACAAACTGACAATGTGCCAGGGCAAGCCAAACTGTTCGCACGCCATCTTGTCAGCTTCACTTGCAACCGCAGGCGTACTGGGATGGCTGTGAACAATAGAAAGAATTGTCCCAGCGTCCTCAGCATCGGCATAATCA